ACGTGTGCTCTTCCGATCTATAAATGTATGTATACAACTATAATAATGGAGAAACGTAAAGAAAATGCAATGCGTACAATTCCACAAAATCAGATAGTTTATTATGAGAATCAAGTCAACGAATCATCTAAAGATAATGACACATCTACATTTCTTAATTATATTCCAAGTAAACAAGATATTGAAAATGAAATAATATCAGCACTATCATTAGAAAATATTGAAAATGAATTGGTTGGTAATAAGAAAAAGGTTTTTCTTTTATTAAGAGAAGGATATACACAATGCGAAATATCTAAAATTATTGGTATATCAAAACAAAGAGTTTCTAAGATTAAACAAGAAATTACGGAGAAATATTATACGAGAGGTTCAAATATTGAATAAACGAGTAAGAAAGAAATGGTTAAAGAAGCAAGGATTATATGTTAGTCCAAAAGAAATATGGAATCTTGATTGTAATGTTGCAAAATATATTCTTCCAAGATTAAAAATGTATAAGAAATTAACCATTGCTTATCCTGGATATGGCGAAGCGAATACACCTGAGAAATGGGATGCTCTATTGGATAAAATGATTTGGTCATTCGAGCAAATTGCTAATGATTATGAGATATATGCGTCTATAAATTTTAAGGATTCCGATTGGATGGATAAATACAATGAACTGAATGATAAGATTCAAGAAGGATTGACATTATTTGCAAAATGGTTTCAGTATTTAGGGTGGTGAAAAAATGAAAGAAATTTTAGGTAATAACCTTGAGCAATTCTTTTTTGTACTGGATTATCCAAAAGAATATGGAGTAATATGCACATACAAGAGTAATAGATATGAAGTTTGGTTAATGGATGATGAAATATTTGATATGATTTCAGATATATCAGAAGAAAAATTTGTGAAATTCGCAGGTGAAGATGCTTGGTGGAGAAGTAGTAACGGTAGTGTATTATATTCACTTGATAAAGGAGAAGTAACAATCAATAATCAGAAAATGATTGGATGGATTAGAAAACCTTGGGATGAAGAAATATCAAAAGATATTAATTATGAATCATTATCAGAGTATCTTTGTGAATTTATTGGAGCTTCTACACCTCATAATGTTGTGGCTTGTGCAATGGATCTAGCTAAATTCAATCATTTAACAATGGGTAGATTATTTAAAAAATATGAATCAGTGGAGGATTAATTATGATTATTACAGGAATGAATCACTTTCAGAAAGTATGTTTAAAGAAATTAGTAGAATGGTATTATGAAAATTATCCAGAATATGAAGTTGATTTGAATGATGTATTTATTGTTTGGTCATGTAAGACTCTACAAAACTATAAATGTCTTGCTTCTACTACGGTTTCTGGTGATGGAATCTATGTTGAGTATACATACAATGGTGATAAGCAGGAACTTTATGAAGATGTGTATAAGAAAGTGACAAATACTTGTATTACTGAGGAATAAGAAAGGATTAAAAATATGAAGAAATCAGAACCAAAATTAATTTTAAATCTACAAGTTGATAGTGAAGAACTTGATCAGAAAGTTAAACTTGCAATGGATAAATATATAGAAGATGTAATTGTAGGGAATCTTGATGATGAGATTGAAAAGATTGTCACTAAAAGAATTGGAGCGTTAGTATCAGCAGATAGATGGAATCCAAATCGAAAAATTAAAGATAAAACATTAGAAACGTATGTAAAAGAAGCGACAGAAAAAGTTATTTGTGATGTAATTGATAAGAATATCAAAGATATTTTTGCGAAGAAAGTTGCGGAGATGCTATAGAATTATGAGTGAACAATGTAAAGTATGCAAGAAATATAATGGAGATTGCGGTTATCATTTCAAAGATGATTTAGGACATATAGATTATGATATTCCATCTGAGTATGCATGTGATCAATATGGGAATTGTGTGTCTTTTGAAGAAACAAGAACAAAATATCAAATTGCACTCACAAATATATTAGAGAATGAATCAAAAATTAAAATGTATGTTAATACACAAGTATTAATCGAAGCCTTAACAAGAGTAATAAACGAAGATAAGAAGTAGCATAAAATATTTCTTTCAAGACAGTAAATAATATATTTGGAGAATCTTATGAGTATACAAGAAGATATAGAGAATTCTGTAAACAGATGAAGTGGAAAGAAGGGTACAACAATGAGATGTGTAAGTAAGAAACAATATGAATGCATAAAATTAACAAAGGAAAATTTAAAAGAATTTTTAAGAATAGTTGAACCTTATCTTGATAGTAAATATGTCTTTATCCAAGATGATAATGATAAATATTGTCTTGTTAAACGTTTTGAAGTGGAGAAATATTATTTTTACAATAATTGGTATGTTTTCGATTGGGACGAAGCAACGTTGAAAAGTTATACAGATGAAGAATTTAAGGATATGTTTGAAATAGTAAATGAATAAAGGGGGATGTAAATTATGAATTTCGCAAGCGCACTATTTTCACTTAAAAGAGGACATAAGATCAAGAGAAAACATTGGACAGGATGGTGGGAATTGGATGGTAATGAAGTTATGATGCACTGTCATGATGGTAGAGTTATTAACATTAGGGATTCAGAAGACATTACATATACAATCGAGAACATGGCGTGTGACGACTGGACTATTGCGGATAATTGTGGAGCAAAGGGAGAAATTTAGAACAGATGAAAGTTCCCTTTCATTGTAAAAAATACGTCTTTTGAGATGTATTTTTGACCAAAACATGCCTCAAAAGGCACATATATGGAGAAATAATACATGGTTTTTGTAAGAGGTAAACGAGCTGAATCAAAAATTATAGATGATTCATTTGATAATTGGTATATTGAGCATGAAGAAGAAATAAATGAAATTTTACAGTCATTTATAAAAATACCTGGTGAAACCAGATAGATTGAAAATCAGTTTATTTATATATCATCAAAAAAGGAGAATTATTGATATGATTTTAATTAAAAATAATTGGGAAGAAGTAAGAGATCTTCAAGATGCTGCGGATTTAGTAAGATATTATTATCACTCTGAGTTAGCAAACGAGATTGAGAAATTGATTCCAGGATATACAAATGAAGATTATTATGAGTTGTTAGAAAAAGTTAAAGATTTAGAAAATGAAAATGAAAAATTACAGGACGAAAATAATTTTCTTGATTTAGAAAATGATAGATTGAGAGAAGAAATTTGGAAGTTGGAGGATGCATTACATGAAACCGAATAAAACAAATACAGAAGAAAATGAATCTATGATGATAGTAGAAAGTATTAATACATATAAGAAAGTATTAGAAGATACCGAGGTAAATGTTTGTACTGGTATGACAGAATCCGAAAAGAAAGCATATAAATTAGGTATTTATAATTCATTTGCTGTAATTAATGATTTCATTGAGCAGAATTTAAATGAAGACGTACCTCATTATACTGTATTATTGCGCGATGATATTAAATCAGAAGAGTTTACAATTGATGATTTTAAGAAATGGACAGAATCAAGAGAGCATGGATTAGTCTGAAATTTTCATTTCATGGAAAGGAGAAATGATTATGTATGAGTACAACTGAACAAAATAATATAAATTTCCTACTAAAACAATATAAAGATATAGTAAAAAATGATGATGGTTCATTTAGATTAGCTCATCGTTGTGTTCATGGTGATAATAATAGTTATGTTAAATTTGTAGATACAGGAGTACATAATCATAATGAACTTGAGCATGAGTGTTATTGTTATAGATGTAAATATTGTGAATTAAATCATCCATTTAATATATGTTTAATGAGAACAGATCTTGAAAATATTCAATCGAATATCACATTTCCCACACATTATGTTGCTAATTGTGACGCATATGATCCAATAGAATATCTCAATATCATTCGTAATAAAAGCGAAATGATTAACTTCATAGAAATGGTTCAACAATATTTTGGTTGTCTTGAATATTGCGAAAAATATTTTGGATTTAGTCCAAATGTAGATGATGACACAGGAAAAGTTTTAGAAACAATTAGAGAATATTATGATCGTGGTGGAGAATTTACTAATATACCAGACAAATATCCATGTGTGATTTATTTTCCGATTGACGATATAAATATTCTTGAGAAATTAGAATGGATTTATATAGGAGAAGAGTGTTAGATGAGTGAATATAAAGAACCCAGTCATAGAAATATGACAATTACTCAGGTAATTGATAAGCTTTCAAATATCGCTGATAGTGCTACTTATTGTGAAATCGAGGGTGTATTGTGTAGGGCAATAGTTATGCTTAAAAATTATAGAGACTTAGATAAGTTTATTAATCAGCCAATGGAGTGATAAAAATGAAGAAAACATTAGTTATCAGTGCTTATACGTGTTGTGGTAAAACGTATGCAAGTAAACACATAAAAAATTATGACATTTTGGATGTTGATATTCGTAAATTTAAGACCATAAAGCGATTACCAAACGAAGAAGAAATTGAAAAAGAACGTCAATGGTGGGAATCAAGTCCGCATCTTATGTCTACAGAAGCACATCTAAATCAATTCAAACAACAAATTATCAGTGCTGATAATCCAGATTTTCCAGACAATTTTGTTCAATATATAAAAGAAAATATAGGTAAAGTAGATGTTATATTTGTAGATAGTGATATTAGGATTAGACAATGGCTTAACGAAGCAAAAATTAAATTTGTGACAATCTATCCTTGGAGTAGTTGTTTACAAGAATGGATTGAACGAATGTATTTATGCGATCATAGAGATCCTATTATCAGATATCGTATTAATGGATGGCATAATGAAGTGTTGAAGAATAAAGAACCACTTGGAGATTATCTTATTAGATTATCTCATGGAAAATATATTGACGAAAAATTGATTGATGATTGTTTTATGTCAGGATATGGAATAAATGGAGGAGCAGAGAATGAAAGTAATTCGAAACAATTACAAAAATCAACCCAGAAATCCGCATCAATTACCAGAGCAAACTAAACGAAGAGTGGAAAAGATAAAAATAAAATGTGAAAATTGCGGATCAGTTCTTGAAGTATCAAGAGAAGATACTCATATAGGGTACTTAGGATTACCTCATGTCACCTGTCCATGCTGCAATTATGAGATGGATGTTGAAGAATTTGACGATGATGCTATTGATATTTGTGCGTCAAATGTAAAATATCCGACTCATTTTACTGTATCAAGCAAAGAGTTTAAAGCTATTGAAATTTCAGATGAAGAAATTAATAAATGGATTCATCAAGGAATTGAATATTTTAGAGAAAACCCAGAAGAATATTCCTATTTTATGGGTTCTGGTAACAGTATGGTACATATGTACAAATTCGATGAAGATAAAGAATACTATGTTATAGTGTCAAAAGATTACGAATCAGGTGAAATTGAGTTTGAAGATAATGATTATGCATGAGTAAGAAAATTAAAATCAAATGTAAATGTCCTAGATGTGGTTCTAAATTAGAGATAGGTTCATTATGTTATGAATTTTTATATATGGATGAACCAGAAGCAACAGAACTTTTACCAATATGTACAAATGATAATTGTGATGAATTGTGTGGGTATGGTGGTGAAATCAGATATAGATGGATCAACCATAGGACAGTAAAAATTGATGGATTATGGGACTAATTGAAACTCTGATTTCATAGAGAGAGAAAGTGAGAACATTATGAGCATAAACGAAGATTTTAAAATTCTTGCGAAAAAGTTGGACAATTGTGAACTACTTACAAATTACAATCTGAATGTATTAAATGAAGATATGATGCTATTACAAGATGCTTTTATTGGAGCATTAGCCACAAAAGACATTACTGAAATGGAACGATTGTTAAACAGCATTGAAGAACTTGCATATAAAATGAAGAATATATTAAAGAAAACAGGATCAATCGAATCACCAGATGTATTAGCATCAAAATTTGTAGTGACTCATAATATTTTTGAGAAGATTTTGACAATGAATAAGTGATGTACATGTTAGAAAGGTGGTGATAAATATATGTGGGTTATATTTTTGTTAAGTGCTATTGGATTTGCAATTGGCGCACTTATCATATTTTCAATTGGTTGGTTAGTAATTCATAAGATTGAAATGCACATCAATCGTCAAGATGAAAGTTTTGATATTGAAAAAGAAGTTTATAAAGAGATTAAAAATCAAATGAAGAAAGGTGATAAATAATATGAAGAATTTAGTAGTAGGTTTAGTAGCAGCGGTAGCAATCATTGGTGGAGGATTTACAGTAACACATGTAGATTTAATTCCAACTGGTAAAGTCGGGATCACGTACAACTACAAGGATGGCGTAAAAGATGAACTTCTTAAACCAGGCGCACATTTTATTCCACCAATGAATAAAGTTAAGGAATTTTCAACAAGTAACGAAATTCTTGTATTGTCAAAAGATAGTCGAGAAGGTAGTAAAGATGATGATTCATTTAAAGTTGCGACTTCTGACGATGCAAGTATTGCAATTAGTTTCCAGATGACATACCGATATATTGAGGATCAAGTAATTGATACATATAAGAAATTTAAAGGTATGGACGGAGAAGATATTGTAGAGAATCGTGTAAAAACCGTTCTTAAATCTAAAATCTCTGAGGTTACAACTGATTATTCTATGATGGATATTTATTCTGGTAATCGTGCGCAACTCAATGAAGCTATTACAGAATATCTAAATAAAGACTTTTCTCAAAAATACGGCATTGAAGTTCTCGATGCATCTATTATTGACGTTCACCCAGATAAGAAATTAAAAAAGGCAATTGATAATCGTGTTACCGCATTACAGGAAAAACAACAGGCTCAAGCTGAACAGGAGAAAGTAAAAGTACAGAAACAGACTGAGCAGTTACAAGCAGAAGCGGATGCAAATATTGAGATTACAAAAGCACAAGCAGACGCAGAAAAAACAAAAATTAAAGCAGAAGCCGATGCGGAAAAAACTAGAATCGCAGCAGAAGCACAAGCAAAGGCAAATAAAGAACTGAGTTCTTCTATTACGGATGAACTTATTAGAATGAAAGAAGCAGAAGCGCATTATAAAAATGGTTGGGTTACAGTACAAGGTGCAGGTACAACTGTAGTGGATGCAACAGAGAAATAAATAGTGTAGACATGGCGTGATTCTATATGTAGAAATATAGAATGGTAGGGTTCAAGTCCCTACCTACACATTCAAATAAATAGGAAAGGGGAATAATTATGGCAAATACACCGCCAAAGGATAAGAGATTTGAAAGTGGCGAAATTGTGTTTTGGTGTCATCAATGTGGACATGAGTATTCAGTTCATTACGGAACGGTAGATGAACAGTATAAATTTGACGTTTATATTGATTATCTTGCACCAAGAGAACGTAGAAGAATCTATTCTGACTATATAAAAGGCGTTCCGATTGACGAATTTGATACTGAACAGAGATTTCATAAACTTCCTAAGAATTGGAGTTATGATACAAAGCTATTTGAGATTAAACAAGATCCATTAACACAAGAAGAAATTAATTTTAAATTAGATATTAATAAACCAGAAACATTAAAAGAAGCATATGATAAAGGATTCTTAGTGAAACGTGCGAAAATCTTTCATGGTTCTATTGAATCTGAGATTACAAAAGATGGTTGGAGAATACATAAAGGGTATCCGAAAGATTGGGGAATCAATAGAACTTCAAACCATACAACTGTAACCTGTTCAAAAGTATATCGCACATATGATGAAGCACAGAAAGAAGTAAATGAACATATTGCGGAATATAAACGTCAAGCTGCTTTATCTGATTATGATTGGTCTGTTGAGCAGATAGATAAAGTTCTAGGTTATTATAAGAACATTTATGACTTAACTGATAGTGAAATAAAACAGTATCGTGATTGGATATTAGCACAGGATGATATAGAGAATATAGAATTAAGAATCCATTTTGGTAATCTCGAATGGCGAGACTGGGAGAGACATAAGAAATGGCATGGTATAGAAACTAACATGTGAGGTGTCTGATATGAATTGCAAAGACTGTCCGTATATTATAGAAGAATATGAATATAAAAAGAACCTTTTACAGAATGATGACATTCAGTATTTTTGTTGGTGTGATAAGGTTGGCGGTAAGATTTGGCGTTTTGGGATGTGTGAGCATGATAAAAATAACAATGCCAAAAAGGTAACTACTCAAAAATATACGAAACGATCAAAACGTGAGAGAAATAAGCGTTATAAAAACAAAATGAAGAATCTTACATATAATGTTAGATACTATTCGTGTCCAATTAATCCTGTTGGTGTAAATGGAAAATATGATGTGAAACATCCAACATATTTCAAACGATATTCTTTTTCCAAGAGAAAATATTATCTTCAAAGACAATCAAATAAAAGGATAAGAAAAGTACCTATTGAAGAGAATATATCTAATGGATGTAGTTATAAAAAATACTTTGAGTTGGAATGGGAGTTATTTTAATATGAGAAATATAGATAGACTTAGATCAATGTCACTTGAAGAAATTGCACCATATTTAGTTTATAGAACTATGATCAATAAATCAGAAGTTTGGTGTAGTCCTAGTGGATATACATTTAGTAATAAAGATGCTGCGATTGAGAATTGTATTCATTGGTTAGACAAGGAATATCATAAGGAGAACTAAAAAGATAAGAATAAATAAATTCTGAATTTCATAGGAGAAATAAAATTGAATAAAGAAATTAATGAAATGTATTTAATGAATGGTGATAAACCGATTATGCAAATTAATAATATTCAAGATGGTGATTTGAGGTATGAATATAATACAAAATATACATCACGATTAGATAAATATGATGGTTCATTTTGCATTGATGTATCTGAACCTACTGATTATCAAAAGATATATAAAGCTTTTGGTATTGATAAATTTAAGATTCCTGATGAATATGATATTAAAGTTTCAAAACTCATTCCATGTAAATGGCATAAAAAGAAGAGAATTAATAAAAAGATGCTAAAGAAACATGGACATCCAAATTATGTTCATAGATTTGAAACTGTAAAAGGGTGGATGTTACATTCATATACAAATGGAGAATTTGAATTTGTAAAGGATGGTGATAAGTTATGGAAGATATTAAAATCGCAAAATTTGTGGAATTAATCATTAAAGGCAAAACAGCAATTGAAGCTGCGAGAGAATCCGGTATATCACATTTACTAATGGATGAAGTATTGGCAGAATTATCAAAAGAAGATTATGAATCTGATTGGGATAAATTAGCGAAAGCAATTATTGGAGATTGAAGATGATCAAGAGTGAAATAGATAGTGTTTATCTAATTACGCATTCCTATGGAGAAGTAATAGATGGAATTACATATGATGAAGAATCAGCAAAATATTTTGTCGATCAAATGAATGAGAAATATAAATTATCTATGAAGTGCTTTGAGTGTCGAAAAAATTGGTTTGAAACAGGCAAAGAAACTTGTAATAACGCAGAAATTCATTTCAATAGTAATGGTCATGATAGTAGATGCACAGTATTTTGTGTAAATGATGTAAATGATAAGCTAAATAAGAATTACATTGAATCTCCATATGAGTATCATTACCAGAAAATTGACGTATTGGATATAAAGAAAATGTTAGGAGAATGAATAAATGGCAAAGAAAAATTATATGAAAGAAATTCTCGAGCAATACGGTAGGCTTAATACAAGTTACCGAAGTAGTTTTCACCAAGGTGACATTGTTCAGCATTTTAAAAGAGAAATAATAAATATATCAAATTCACCAAATGAATATCTTTATAAAATCTTATGTATTGCAAAGTATACAGAAAAAGATGAATATATGGTTGTATACCAAGCGTTATATGGACAGTTTGAAATCTATGCAAAACCTTATAAAATGTTCATGAGTGAAGTTGATCATGAGAGATATCCTGAGATTAAACAAAAATACAGATTTGAGTTATGGAATGGAGAATAAATAAATGGCGTGTGAAGCATATACAAACTGTGAATATTGCAGAAAAGATTATCACTGTCCATATGATCACATGGGAGATGGAAGTCCTTGGTGTAGAATATTTCGATGCACAGTAGATAATTGTAAGAAATATGAATGTATCTCATATGAAGATGAACTATTCGAGATAAGAGGATATTGAAAGGAGAATATATACATATGAAATATAGCAACAATATTACAATCCAAAAATTTATAGAACAGTTGGTTGATGCATTGAAATATGAGAATACATACAGAGAACCAAATGGTGAAAAGCTAGATGTTCCATTTTTAGTATCTGCGCTATGGCAGGATTTAATAGATAACTATGAATGTTATGATGAATTTTGTTCTGATTTAAGAGATTGCGATAGTTACGATATCGTAATTGAAGATACCAATTATTGTATCCGCAAGGTAAATGTATTCCTTTACAATGAATCTGAAAATAACAATTTGGAATGTGTAGAAGAATCGGATTTTAAATATGAAATTACATTCAGTTACGATGAACGTAATTGGGGATATTGTGAATGTAGTCCTGGTGATCCAGATTATAGAGAAGATAAACACTGTTGTGGTCATGGATGTGATTGGGATGCACCAAGTATTGAAGTAAGAAAAAGTTTTCTTGTATCAAATCACTCATGGAGTGGAGATGAACATGATTATTGGGATTTTGAAGATAAGTTTTATTTAGATGATAAAGAAGAAAACGAAAAGAAGCTTCTAACAGAAAGAGAATATAAGATTAAGAATCTCAAAGAAACTATTGAAAATGCTCAGAAAGAATTAAAAAAGTTAGAGAATTTATAGATAAAACTTTCGTTTCAAATGGAGAATATATAGATAGGAGATGAGAAATGATGAAACCGATTATTAGTCCATGGTTGATTTATTTTGCTAGTAGAGCAGATAATCTAGCGACATTTTTTGGAGTAATCGCAGGAATATGCGGATCTATTGCTATAGGTGCTTTATTTGACGGATTAGCCGGATATAACGAACCATTTAAGTTTAGAAAAACTATTAGCAAATCAATTATCGGATGTGTTGTAATGACTATCATTACAATCATGACACCTAATACAGAAACAATATATACGATGGCGGTGGTAAATGAAATCACACCAGATAATATTCAAACAATTGGCAAAACTGGTAAAGATGTAGTTGATTATATTACAGATCAGATTGACAAAGTTGTGAATGATAAAGATGAAAAGGAGAATAAATGATTAATGTAGTAGAAGATATTGCTAAAGTTGTTAAATATGACAAATCTCATAATGTAAAAGTTGTAGTTGAACCAAATGGAATTACAGTATCGCTTAGTGAAGGAAACTTTAATGATGTCTTTGATGTTCCAATAAAATATGATTGCTCAGACGGAATATATATTGATAATGAAAAGCAAAAGGGAGTAATTGGTATTTGCGACATTAATATTATTAAAGATATTATGGAATATCTTGAAAAGCATATGAATGAACTTGATGAGTTATGTACTCAATGTGATTGGTCAGGTAGACAGGAAGAAAATTAAAATCCAAATTTCATTGAAGAAATAATAAGAGGATGAATAAATGTTATGCAAGTAATTGAAACGAATCTAAGTATTGATAAAGATAATAACATTAGAGATCATCAATCAAGAATCATAGAGGTCATTGATTTGGACACATATTGTAAAGCATATACAGAATATGATGGTAAAAGCGTTTTGTCTCATTCAAAAGGAATGCCAGGAAATTCAATCCAGTCAAATTGTAAAATATCTAATCTTGAATATGATATGATACATTTAAGCTGTGTAATATCAAATAAATATTTCGACACAAAAAGACTTGCTTATGTAGTATTTGAAATCTAACGGCTAATTCAAGCCACTATTCCAAATAAATTAAAACTAAATAGAGAAATAAATATGGGTGGTTAGCAGCATACCCTTGGGATTTTATACCCATAAACCACTGTTGACATAGAATTTATCTTATAGATTTAATTCCATGTTGCTACACTCAAATATGAGTGTGTTCACATAAATGTTATTACATGTCAAAAACAAAAAATAAAAATCACAGGAGGATTTAAAACTATGGCTTTTAAAGTACAAAAAGCAGTAAGAGAAAAAATTTATACAAAGGTAGCACTCATGGCACCGTCAGGCGGTGGAAAAACATATTCTGCATTAAGATTAGCCACTGGAATGCGTGAAGAACTCGAAAAAATCACTGGAAAACCTTGCAGAATTTTACTTGCTAATACAGAGGGTGCAAGAGGTAGATACTATGCAAATGAATTTGATTATGACATTGTTGATCTTGTAGAACCTTTTAATCCAGAACAGTTTTCTGATGTAATTGATTTTGCAGTCGAAGAAAAATATGACATCTTAATTATGGACAGTACATCGCCTGAATGGGATGGCAAAGGTGGTTGTCTTGAATTACAGCAAAAAGCTGGTGGGACATATCAGGCATGGGCGAAAGTAACCCCAAGACATGATGCATTTATCAATAAGCTTGCTACAAGCCCAATTCATTTAATTGCAACTATGCGAGGAAAAGATCAGTACGAGATTGAAAAAGACGATAGAGGTAAAACAAGTGTTAAAAAACTTGGAGTAGGAGCAAAACAGAGAGATGGGTTTGAATATGAATTTACTTGTACATTTACAGTAGATCAAAAAACTCATATGGCTGAACCTCAGAAAGACAATACTCATATTTTTGAGAATGATAATGCAACATTACTTACAGAATCTCATGGACAGAAAATTATCAAGTGGGCTAATACATCGGATATTGAGCCAACAAGACCTAAATTTACAGCATCTACAGCTCAAAATGTAGAAGATGATATTATTTCTATCAAAAAAGAAATTATCTCTTTTTGCACGAAGCTTGGTGGCACAAAAAATGCAGAATTAATGAATGTTCTAAAAGAATATGTACCAAGTGGCAATCCAAATGCAATTAAAGATTTAGAAGCAGCAAAAGAATGTTTAGCAAAAGTAAAAGTAATCAAACCAGTACAGGCGTAATTATAGGAGGAAAATATAATGAATAAGGTAATGTTAATGGGAAGAATGACAAGAGATGCAGAAGTAAGATACACACAGGGAGAAAATTCATCCGCAGTTGCGAGATTTACTCTGGCTGTAGATCGAAGATTCAAAAGACAGGGTGATGAACAGACTGCCGATTTCATTAGCTGTGTGGCTTTTGGAAAAACCGCAGAATTTATTGAAAAATATGGACATCAGGGTACGAAGTTTGTTGTAGAGGGACGTATTCAAACTGGAAGTTATACAAACAAAGATGGAATTAAAGTTTATACAACTGATGTCATTGTAGAACAGGTAGAATTTGCAGAAAGCAAAAATTCTTCTGAAAACTCTACAAGTAATGTTAATAAAACACCTGCTCCTGGAAGTGATAAATTCATGAGTATTCCAGATGGTATTGAGGAAGAACTTCCATTTAACTAAAAGAGGTAGATATGGCAGGTAAAAAAGAAAAAGAATATATCTGCGCATATAAATATTGTTTACACCACGGGGACAGAGTTAAAGACTCTGAATCCGTGGTTATTAATAGAAAACATTATCATTGGGATTGTGCAGGTATGAAACAAGAGATTACTGATTGTGTCAATACATACATGAACTATATAGAAGATAAGACAAAATATCCTATTGCTTATAGAGCAATAAACACAATGGTTTTTAAAAATAGAGTCCCTATAGAATACATTAGAAAAAATATTGAGTCGTCAAAATTGTATTATTCTCAAAAGCCAGTGCAAGTTTTGTATGGCATCAGAAAGTTATTTTATGAGCAAGAATTTAAAGTATAGGTGGTGAGTAGATGCTAATTGATAAAAAAGACATTGAAAAAGCGAAAGAAAAGCTAGGTGACAAAAACGCTTTTTTAATAGCAGAATTGCTTGAACTGGATAATTTTGATGAAAAAAATTTAAAGGCATGTTGTCCATATCATAATGAAGATACTGCAAGCTTTATTTACAATAAAAAGAATTATACTTTTCATTGTTTCGGGTGTAATAAAACAGTTGATATCATTGATGTTTTAATGGAAAAAGGAAATACATTTTTAGAAGCGGCAAAATATTTATTTGATAAAGCAAATGTCGAATATAGCTTTGGCGAAAAAGATGTAAAAACTAGAAGAAATTATAGATATCCACACGAAGAACCGTTAAATGGTAAAACCAATGTCCTTGAATATTGGGGCAAACGAGGAATTTCAAAAAATGTAATTGATTATCTTGACATTAGAGAAGATTTACATGGAAATGGAGTATTTAATTTCTATGACACAAATGATGTTCTAACAATGGTCAAATATAGACCTGCAAGAACAATAGAAAAACATTCAGGACAACCGAAAACATGGTGTCAAAAAGACTCTGATACATCGGCTTTATTATTTAATATGAATAGAGTCAATACATCAAAGCCATTATTAATTACAGAAGGGGAGACAGATTGTGCAAGTGCTATTGAGGCAGGATATATCAATACTGTAAGTGTTCCCCTTGGGGCAGGAAACCTTCATTGGATTGAGGAGAACTGGGATTGGTTAAACAATTTTGATTCAATTATTATCTGGTCTGATAATGATGAAGCGGGCATTAAAATGAGAAAAGAGTGTATTTACCGTTTAGGAACATGGAGAACAAAATATATAACAGCACCAGAATATTTTGAAAAAGAGAATGGTAAAAAAGTTCCAATAAAAGATATTAATGATTGTTTACAAATAGGTGGCAAAAATTTTGTGATGAATCTCATTTCGGACGCAAAAGATGTTCCAGTAAAAAGTGTTGTTGATTATTCTGAAATTGAGGAACTTGATATTTCTCAAATGGATGGAGTTAAGACAGGGATCAAACCATTGGATGAAGAATTGTTGAAAATCTTCTATGGAACATTAACTGTTCTATCTGGAAGACCTGGTAGTGGAAAAACTTCAATTATAGATCAGACAATTGCAAGAACAATAGATGATGGCAACCCTGTATTTTTGTTTTCAAAAGAAATGCCTGAAAGAATGTCTGCTAATTGGTTCAATACAATTATAGCAGGTAGAAGAAATATGGTTGAAAAAACAAGTAGAGACAATCGAAAATATTACATAGTACCTCAATCTATTCAAAAAAAGATGCAAACGTATTACAACAAAAAATTGTTTATCTATAGAGATGATGAACCTAATGATGTTGATTCAGTTTTAAAATCCGCAGAAGAATGTGTAAGAAAGTTTGGATGTAAATTGATTGTGCTTGATAATCTTATGATGATTGACCTGAATTGTGCAGAGAGTGATAAAAATACGGCTCAAACAAATTTGATTAATTCTTTGATTAAGTTTGCTGCAAAATTTAATGTAGCAGTAGTTTTGATTGCTCACCCAAGAAAAACACAAGATACCAATTCTGACATTGAAATGTATGACATATCTGGAACTTCTAATATTATTAATCTTGCTATGAGATCCATAGGTCTAAGACGAGTTTCCAAAAAAGAAAAAGCTGATGCAAAATCAAAATGGCATAACTTTGATGTAGTGCTTACAGTGATCAAAGATAGATTATTAGGAAAAGCAGATTTCCAAATGGGTTTATGGTATGACTTAACTTCTCGAAGGTTTTATACGGACTATGAAGAATATGATGCTCAATTTGCTTGGGATAGTGACATATATACAGATAAATTACCATATATAGATAGGTCTGTAGATAATACATTTCCAGACCAATAAGGAGGCTGATTATTATGATGGATGAAGAACTGGATTTTTTGCTTGGAACAATGCAATGGTCATTTTCAAGATTAAACTCATATTATAATTGCCCGTATGAATGGAAATTACATTATCTCGAATGTAATAAATCTGAAAATGGATTTTTTGGTGAATACGGGTCACTTGTTCATAAAATTCTTGAAAAGTATGAAAAAGGGGAACTTTCATTATTTGAATTAAATGAATATTATGAGGAACATTTTAATCAAGACGTTCCTCATAATGCTCCACCAAATAAATTTGTAGACATTAGACAGTCTTATTATGATAAAGGTATTGATAGATCGGAAGAGCACACGTC